AAATCCATGGATGCCATCTCTGGTCTGTTAAAATCCCTGTCAAGGGTAAGGTTGAGGAAATCAGTCAATGTCCTGAATGCGAGAAAGAGAATATCAGACGCTTTGAAAAGCAGCTGAATATGGAATCTGAAGTTAAAAGCAAGCTATCAGATACTTACGAGGTCTTTGCTCGCGATAGTATCGTTTCAAGCAAGCTGGCCAACAAGTCACTACATGACTATGAGATTCGAGTTGACATCGATGAAAATGCGGTGAATTTTGTGAAGCGGTTGGAGCGTTGCTATGCCAAAGGTGAGACTGGGAATGCTATCATCACTGGCCCTTCTGGTGTTGGGAAGAGCCATCTGACCTATGGCTTTGCTCGGTTTCTCAATGAACAGTTTAAGGCATATGATGAACCGAAAAGTGTACTGTTTGTGTCTGTTGTGACCTTGTTTGACAAGATCCGTGAAAGCTTTGAGTTTGACAATGGATTTTCAGAAGCGAAGATGGTCAAGCTATTGTCTGAGGTTGACTTCCTTTTCTTGGACGACCTCGGGAAAGAGAGTCGCAAGGCTGATACGAAGCGGAACGAGTGGGCGCATCAGATATTGTTCAAGATCCTGGATAATCGGACAAATACGATTATCAATACGAATCTGAGTAGCGAAGAGATTAAAGAACTTTACTCGGACGATTTTGGGAATGGAGCTCTATCAAGTCGCATTTTTGAGGGAGCGACAGGCAGGTGCTTTGTTTATCCAGCTGGGATGAAGGATAGGAGGTATTGATGAGAGAGTTTTTTAACAACGATTGTATGGACATCATGAAACAATATCCTGATGATTACTTCGACCTAGCTATTGTTGATCCACCTTATTTTTCTGGTCCAGAAAAAAGAGAATACTATGTTCGAAAAGTTAGTCCGATTGGTGTCAATAGACTGTATGGCAAAACCTCAGAGTGGCAAATTCCAAATAGAGATTATTTTGACGAACTTTTCAGGGTATCTAAAAATCAAATTATTTGGGGTGTGAACTACTTCGACTATTCTTTTGGTTCTGGGCGTATCGTTTGGGACAAAGTTAATGGTCATTCAAGTTTTTCAGATTGTGAGATAGCATACTGCAGCTTACATGATAGTACACGGCTGTTTCGCTATATGTGGAATGGTATGATGCAAGGCAAGTCAATATCTGAAGGCCATATTCAGCAAGGAAATAAGGCATTGAATGAGGTTAGAATCCATCCGACACAAAAACCAGTCAACCTTTATCTTTGGTTATTGCGAAACTACGCAAAAGAAGGCGATAAAATACTCGATACTCACGTCGCTTCAGCAAGTAGCTTGATTGCTTGTCAGGAGTTGTGTTTTGACTACGTCGGATGCGAGCTTGACAAAAATATTTTCAACCTCGCTCAACAGAGACTTGATGCTTATGAGAAGCAGTTGAAGTTATTTTAGGAGGTATTGATGTTAAATCTTTACTTCGTCTACAACGGGCACTGCAAGTTTTTTCTTGGAAGTTTTAACAATGTGGATGAACTTATCGAACGGATGAAAGATCATCAGTGGGCTTTCTCAGGTATTACCAGACCAAAATTCAAGAAACACATCGGAAAAGACGATGTAAGGTTTGATTATGGTGCGATAGATTGCTATTACTTAGCTACAAAATCAACGTGCCGCGAACCACGTTAAAAGCGAGCTAGAATATGCGTCAGACTTGGACGAATGACGTATAAAGAATTTGCTAGCTCTTGTGTCTTTGAGCCATGAGGTGCAAGAGCTGGATTTTTAGTAATCAGGTTAAAACATGAAATACAACAAACAAGACATGATTGAAGTTTTGAAACATTCAATCGAAGTGGCTGAAGAAAAGATTGAAGAACTGAAGAAACCAAGTCAGAAATCAGCGGTGCATATGAGAGCTGCTGAACGTGATTTTTGGAAGAAGAAAATTAAAGTGTATAAGAAGAAGTTGAAGGAGTTGGAAGATGAAAGTACAACAATTGATTGAGAAATATAAAAAACTTGAAGGTGTATGGGATGCTCCAGGAGCAGAAACAGCCCGTCAAATTTTTCTGCAAGATTTAGAACAACTAGACGAACTAGAGAAAGTCAAAGTATCTGAGGAAGAAGCAAAATTCCTTGAAACGTTTGATTTTGACAGAGACTCAGATATTACAAAGGCTTTATATTATGTATCAAGAGCAGGCTGGGGACATCAAATTACAGATAATAATAATGTTGAGATGGAAGACTTGACGGAAGATGTTGTTTTTTTTGTAAAAAACAGAAAAAGATTGATAAAAGCTATACTTTTCGGCTACAAGGTAGAGAAAGAAAAGCGGTATTACATAAGACTCAAGAATGTTGATGAAAATTATAATTACTTAACCTGTATTAAGCATCTTAATGCTTGGGCGTTAACAAAAATAAAAAGAGATAAAAAGTTCCGCACTGAACACACCCGCAAAGAACTCGAAGAAGCTGGGTTTGGCTGGGTGTTTGATTGTCCGGGTATTGAAGTTAGGGAGGCGGAAGAATGAAATTTGCAAAGTATACACACAAGTCTTTTGATGGTGTGAAAACCATAAGAGGATGGGTTTTGGTGAACAATTATGGCGAAAAGGAATTCGTTTATTACAACGGAACGGAATTATGTGTTCACCCTGCTAGTGATTGGGAAGGTGAGTTAGAGGAGGTAGAAGAATGAAAATTGTAGTTTATTTGTTTGATGGTAGCAAAATTGAATTATTTGATTGTAACGAAGAAGACGTTAAACGATTAACTAGCCAGTTTAACAATAGACATTTAATGCACGCTAAGAATGTTTATATAAATCCAAAACAAGTGATGTCATTCTTTACTTATAGTAGCGAGGGGATAGAATGAAAGACACACTAATTCGCTTTTTGCTTGCTTGGTCGCTTATTGCTACTTGTCTATTATTCATGCAACGTGAAGCACAGAAACCCTTGCTTGTCTATCACGCCGATAGCAAGTATGCTATTACTGGCAAGGTTGAAGATAAACGAAAAATCGGAAATCTATTTACTATCACGGTTGACGGGAATGTTTTCGTGGTTAGTGAAGAACGATATAAAAATATTGAAATAGGAGATAATATCGAATTATGAACACATTAGAAAACGGAGGAAATGAATGGCTAGAGATATTTTAACCGATTTAGCATTTGAAAACTTATACAAAGCTGTAGCACTTCCAGATTGGAAAGAATCTGATGAAGTAATCCTTGTTAGCTTAGCCAACAAGGAACAAATAGAGTCAGATGAAAGATATCGCTTAACTGAAAATTGCAGATTTTTTGGCGATCGAATTTGTATCTTCTGTGAACAAGTGAAGAAAAATAATTACATCACGCTACATAAATCTATGTTAGAAAAAATTATTAAGGTAATGGAAACATTTAAAGAGTTGGAGGAAAAGTAAGATGAATACAAAAATGAATTTGGAAGAAAAGGTTCAACAATGGTTTGTAGATAGAAATCTACATGTAGCAAATCCAGTTAAGCAATTCTTAAAGCTGATGGAAGAATCAGGTGAATTGTTTGAAGGTATCGCAAAGGATAAATCTGAACTAATCTATGATGCGCTTGGTGATATCCAGGTAGTAATGATTGGACTTGAGCAGCAAATTAAGAATGGTTCTCAAATTTCAGCTAATCAACAGGAACTTGAATTGTTGCTGATGGCTTCAAGCCTGGGAAATATCGCGCAAAAACTTTATGCTCACATTTGTCACAACGAAACTCAGATACCTCTTATCAAGTCTGACTTAATGTTTCTTGACAGCGTAGTTAGCACTGTTTCATTTTTAAACGGGACAGATGCAGAAAACTGCTTGCAGATTGCGTATGATGCTATCAAAGACCGAAAAGGGAAGATGATCGATGGAGTGTTTGTCAAAGAGGAGGATTTGCCAAATGCTTGAAATAAACGGAAAAAGCTATGAAGTCCATAAAGTGAAGCTCACAAAAAAAGATGGAGAAACACTTATTTTTATCTGCAAAGAAGATAAAAAAGCTATAACTGTTAGCATGGAGGAATTGCAATGATGCAAAAAATTAGAGCATGGATAAAAGAAGAAAAATGTTTCGCAGATTGCATTGAGACAATTCGATATCATGCAAAAGAAATCGTTTTGTGTCGGGGTGGGATTTGTGAAATTAACTGCTTTGATTTTGAAGATATTATCTTCACTCAATCCACAGGCCTCAAAGATAAGAATGGCAAAGAGATTTTTGAGGGGGATATAGTTGATTACAAAGGCAGAAAAGCAGTTGTCAAATGGCACGGTTCTTACGCAAGTTTTATTTACAGATTTGTAGATGAACTGCAAGAAAGGGTTTCGGAATGGCATCCACTATTTCTGGCTTATTATCACTTTGAAATCATCGGTAATATTTATGAAAACAAGGAGTTACTGGATGCCTGACGTAGAATGGATCATGGAGAATTGCCACATGATGCGTGATAATGGTGTTTGGGGTGGAGAGAAGCAAA